CCGCTCACACAGTCATCTATCCACGTACTCACCTCGTCAGGAAAGGATCCCGCTCTGTCCACAAGGTCTTGTGGCTCAAGGCCGAGGAAGCGACGTGGGATATTTGAGTTACGAAGTAGCCAGTGCTTCTTTAAGGCTGAGAGTTGATTGATGTCATACATCGTCGTCTTCAAACTCATACTCATACATACCGCCATACCGCATGCCTATGCTATTAAACCAACTACCGATGAGTAACATTACATCGCCAAAAAATCTAAGCGCTCTATTATTGGTTGGATAAATTAATCGGTTATTCATCTGCCCCTCTATCTACTATGACTTTTTCCCAATTGGTATTACAAGAGTAACACCTTAAATCCGTATTCATGCTACCTCGTTCAACTGCTACGCCTTGTGTCTTTTCTTTACAAGAAGGGCAAAAGAAACTGAACTCGAGCATTATTTAAGATCTAAAAGTTACAACACCAACAAATGATGTTGGCTTTCCTTTAGCGTCTTTTCCTTCGCCTGCAATCATCTTCACGCTCTTGCGTGGTGTAAGTGCTTGCACTTGGCTCTTGACCCAACGCTTACCTGCTGATGCGTTAGACCATGCAGATGTGTTCAGTATTTCTGTGCCATCGATACCGTCAGTTGTTACACTGACGATAGCCATCCATGCGCCACCCTTTTCAGTGTTCTTATTTAAATTTGCACTAAATGTTTTTACTACCTTTTTAGCCATTTACATTCTCCTTTAGTCGTTTTTCGTATCTTGCTAGTTGTGCTCTACCAGAAAGTGAATTCTGGAAAGTACGTCCATCGCTTGCTTGCATTGTTCCCATCTTAACTGCTGTATCTATTGGGGCGTTAATTTTACTAAGACCAAGGTTCTCTCTGGCTTGATTCATCTTCTTCCCAAAAGAAGCAAGGTACATCTTATACAGCATCGGTGCTTCATCGCCAATGTTTTTAAAGTTTCTCTCATCTGCCATAAACAGACGGAGTAACTCTAACTCAATGAGTGCGTTAGTTTCGTATTGCTTTCTAAATTTAGCGAGGGCTCCTGAGAGTTGCTTGACGCTAACTGTTCCAGGGAGTAAGGGGTACTTGCGCCCGACACGATAAGAAAACTCTGCAGCGACATCCATTGGGGTCCACTCATGCTCTGGTCGTCTTCCCCTAGTTTTAGGATCGGATTTTCTGATCTTAGGGCCTGGAACATCTTTCGGTTCGACGAGTCCAAAGCCTGCCAGATTATCTCCATCATCTTGATATTGTCTCATAGGTACTCGTATCTCTTTCATTAGAATCCCTTTGGATTCAGAATCTTTTAATTTATTACTATCTTTACTATTAGGTACTAATGACTTATTAGTCATACTGCTATGTGACTTATAGTCATGTGAGGTGCGGTAATTTTCAGTGCGGTAATCTACTGCATCCTTTTCTGTAGTGCGGTAATTTTCCACCACTTCATACCAGTCCATACCTTTAAAACCATTAGCCCTCTTGCTAGGAGTTCTAATAAGTAGCCCATGCTTCTCTAAGGCTTTGAGAGCACTTCTAACGGTTCGGTCAGAAGTTTTGTTAGTCTGTCTACACAACTCCTCTACTGAGGTCTTAAAACGGTCTTTGGAGCCCGATAAATGGCAGATTACAGCAAGCAGTCGGAACTGATAATCGGTAAGGGGGGCTGAATAAGCCTCTAAAGGGATTTTCAAGGGTTGTCTTCCTTAAAGGGGGATATGTCTTTGCCCCCGTCTCCCTCTTCAATACGCTTGGCTACTTCAATGGCTAGCACATCAAGCACCGTAGTCATTATGTAGTCAGCCATGTGTTCCACAAAGACACCCATACTATCCATCATTGCGGTATACAGTTCGTCAGTTCCTACCTCTGAGTAATCGACCTCGATCTTATCTAATCCCTCTGAGATATCCCAGACCTCTATGCCAAAGTCTTCAACTGCGCCAAGTATTAGATGAGCCTGAGTTGAGTTGTCCCACGCTATTCCAATTACATCATTAGGAGTTATCTGGCGAATAATTTCTTTTACTGGGTTATCGGTAATGACTATGTCATCGGCAGCAATTAGTAGATGATCTATTTCAAAAGCATTCACTATAAAGCAAGTTACCTTTATAGAGTGCTTCTTACATACCTCTATAACACTCTCAGCAAAATGGTTTTCATTTCCCGTTACTGGAATAAAGACCTTTAACTCATTAGTTGCGCCGTATTTATTGATGAGGGCCTCCACACCCTCATCAACGCATACATCTTCAAAAGAAATAACTCCGATATTCATACGCCTCCTACAGTTGTGATAAACGAGTAGGTGATTTAATCACTACTGGTTTGTTTAAATACATTCCAATTGCCAAAGATACGAAGGTTGCTGCAGGAACTAGAACAAAGAAATCATAATACAAATCCATTTGAGCCCAAAGACCTAAAAAACTTAGAGGTAGCGCAAAGTATTTGTTTAAGGTTGGCTTAGTAATAAAGCCAGAGATAAATAAATCTAGAAACTCAATTACATAAGTAACTGCCATTCCTGTGAGTAGTACTGGGATAACTATGTCTGTAGTCATAGCCCAAGATCCTACACCGTAGTAGTGGTGTACTCCACTCCGTCATAAGTACGCAGTCTCCAGAAGGCATTCTGAGGAACCCAGTCGATTAGGGTCTTGGCTAACCTAGGGATCTTCTTTGGCTTACTTGGATACAAGTGGCTATATGAGGCGTCGTCAGTCCCTTCCCAAACCGCACCAAAGTCTGAGGGCAATGAGCCATCAAAGTAATCTGTGGCTACCTGAGACTGTTCAAATTGAATTAGATCTAAGAAAATACTGCCTGCCGTAGTTCCATAAAACGATACCTTAGCGTATGACGCCTCTGATGTAGAGTCAGTTAAACCCGTTAACGTAACATTTGCAAAAGAAGTAGTTACTGAAATTACTTGAGTTATAGTCTCTACAACAGCGTCAGCCTCGTCATAAAATGTAATTTTTATATTTGCAGATAACGCAGCCAATGCTTTGATAGATGCTGATGCAGTGTAATACTTTCCTGGAGTTACAGGTATCTCGTAGTTTGTAGTAATGCTCCAAGGATTTGTTACTACAAATTTACCGCTGTAATCTCCTGAATACCCATAGGTTGGAACACTGGAGTCCTGTGTAAAGGTTGCTCCACTTAATGCCCATGTAGTTGAGTTAACTTCAAAGGATGGATTTTTAATATAATTTGTTTTTAATGGACTTAAAAACACATCAATAGCACGGGCTTCATCGTAAGCAACCGTGCCACCTTCTTGCATACAGACCTGATCTATGTAATATGTACCAGCGGCGCTATATGCAATAGTTATAATTGCATATGAAGAAGTAGCATCTGATGTTGCGGTTTTACTTGCAGACTTCCAAGTATTATTAGCAGCAACAGCGGTAGCGGTGTTTGCTGCAGAAGTTGCTGTTCCATCTTTATCGTAAAATCTTACTGATAAAGTTATGTTACCCGCACTTGCAGGAGATTTTAATTTGCACGAAACTATATATGCGGTGCTAGGTAATACTGGAACACCTTTTGTAATTATGTTTGTAGCACCCAACACCATGCTGCCAGAGTTAGATGCAACTATTTTTCCAGTTTTTGTTGTATCTATTTGATTTGTATTTGAGTCAGGAACCTGTTCAGTACTAGATGTTAAGACGGCATTACTTGCAACCCAATTACCAATTCCACCGTAGAAGGTTGAGTCTTGAACTGTAAGTAATAGGTTTTTAGAAACAGTTATAGTAGGTTCAAATCCAGTTAAAGATTCAGCATACGTTTCTAATGCAAGTTTAGTTCCTTTACGAGCATATAAATAGTTCGCTTCTCGTATTAATCGTTTTCTGTTTTTAGTAGGTAACCCAGCCTCTGGCGTTAACCCCAAACTTGCAACCTCTAAGGGCAAGAGTTCTACAGGAGTCTCAATACCTGTGTGCCTTGGTTTTAATAAATCAAGTAAAGTGTAGAACTGTTCTTGTGAAAATGTTAACCCTGACATAAAATTATATAGATATGAATTAGTGTCTACTGATCCAAATGAACCTTGTTCACTACTAGTAAATACTCTTGGAAGACTATTCATAAAGGTTGTTTGTACATTGTGATTTGACGGCACAATTGCAGTTATAGAACCCGCAACTCTCCAAACATTTTGGTCAGTAAATAAAAATACTCGATAGTAGGTTTGTCTTCCAGGAATTAGTGGAACATCTGATGGGTTATCTTCCCCATCAATATATTCTGCACGAGATACCGTTCCCTCTGTAGCAAACTCATCAAAAATTATAATTCCATCTTCTGCAGTTTCTGGAAATCCAACTTGACTTCTTAGTAATCTTATTCGAGAAAAATCACCTCGAGGGGTTTGCCAACCTATTAAAACTTTTGTAAAGTCTAAAACTAATACAGACATTGGCTCTACAGAAAAAGCGAGTTTAACAAACGCACCATAATTGGTAGCGCCATAATAATTTATACCGTATCTAGCCACAAGTTACCACCCTTAAGAACTCAAATCGCCAGATAACAACCATTCGTTTGTTCCAATTTTTATTAATCTAACTTCAGAATACTGACCAGCAGTATTAACATAACTAGATTTTGATCTAAGTGTAACACCACTACCCGCAGCCACCGTTATCACACCACTTCCTTTTTGAATTACAATAAAAGTTTGTCCATCAACAAAGGGATAAGTTGATTCTGGTGGTATTGTTAAAGTTATACTGCTACCGCTAGTAAACACTAATGCTTTACTAATATCGTTTACACCGAGGGTGTAGGTTGTTGCAGCACTACTACTTATAAATCTTTGATGTGCTGTAGGAAACGCCGAAGCAATAGGAAGCCACGCACTTCCAGTCCAGATATACGAAGCCTTTGCCATATCAGCCTCCCATTAACATAAGGGTGTCATTTAGTGATCCACCAGTTGTAATAACTGTTGCGTCTACGTCAGTAGAGGAATCAACCCATATAGTTCCAGCGGCAAAATCTGATCCAGTTGGTTGAGTTGCTGCGTAAATAACTGGTACTAATTCTTTGCCCCGTGTTTGTATGGTTCCGTCTGGAAGAACCTTAGTTACAACTGCAGATGCTGAAGTTTGAAATTCAACTAGGTTTGCAGTCTGACTAGTCCTGGCTCTTACAACGAGGCTCTTTACTCCAATAGCAGATGAGACAATTACTGAACCACCGACGTCAGAAACATATTCGTCGTAAATGTCTTTTATACCGTATTCAATATTAGCCAAACGATCTTTAAGTGTGTTCCAGGATGTAGTTACAAGATCAAAATCTCCAACCCAGCCTGAGCCTGTCTTAATAAGGGTTCCAAGGTTTGTTTGTAAAGAGTTAACTTCTTCTTGGAGACTATTTACGTGCTCGGCAAGAACAGTGTCGCTAAAATCAACCTTTGTTGTAAAGGACTTTACCGATGCGGGATATGCTGCAGTCACTTAATTTCCTCTCAGACCTAACGGTCTATTTTCTCTTGTTTGCCCCCGATTTACTGTCTTAACTATGGGTGGGTATGTCCTGTAGCGGCTTTTCCTGTCATCTGTGACTCTAAGGTAGAGACCTTTCCTTCTAAGGTAGTTATCTTTCCTTCGGCTGTCGTCATTCTTGTTTCTAAACTTTTTACTTTATTTGCTAAAGCCATAAAGGTAGCGGTCAAATCCACCTCTGTAGTTCCATCAGAACTTTTAGCAGTTATTACATGAGCAGATAATCCAGTTAAAGAAGTTTTATTAGCCAAAGGTTTAATAAATATCTTTTTATTTTTACCTTTATTTTTACCAAACGCTCCAAACCAAATAGGATATTCAAGGTTGCCACCTTCAAAAGAAATCCAAACTCCCTGACCAACTGCAGGGGGTTCTGTTCTAATTCCAGCAGGTTCAGCAGGATCTATCCATCCAGTAACTTGAGCCCCAATTAATTGGGGAATAGATACTTTTAAACGACTTTGTTTTTTGGGATCAGTATTGTTTTTTACAATACCCCTATATATTCCAGACAAGTTACTCATTAGATGGCAGCAATATTTAGATTTGCTTCTTGAAAACGCCAGATTTGTCCAGCAGTTCCCACCATAGTATTGGCTCCAGAACCAGCCGCTAAATGCAGAGCCGTAACATTTACAGTCTTTACACCAGGTGCTTGTAACACCATAAACTCAACATCTCGTGGATAAATAGTTTCTGCAAAAGTTGCATTTACATAACCAAAGCCAGTTAAGATAGCGATTTTAATATTCTCTTCTACCTCGGCAGTTGTGTATTGGTCTGTCTTTGTATAAGCAAGAGTACAAATTAAATCAGTATAAGTAGGAGGTTGAACGGTAACCGTTGTTCCAATTAATACTTTATTAGTTAAAAACTCTTCAACACTAGTTTGTATGCGTTCAAACTCTGCGGTTGGATCACCTGAATCATCTAACCCTGGAGCAATATCTGTATCGGTTGCTGATCTACTTGGTGCTATGTACAGCGTGACGGATGTCCAAACAGCAGCGGTCGCATTGGCTTTTCCAACGCCACTAACAGACAGTGCAAGATCTGAAAAATCTTTTAACGTAACCGCTCTATTACCAGAACGTAAGGCTGCTGGTGCTGAAGCACGAATTTGATCGTTAGTCTCAGGATCAGAGCCACCTAAAGCGGCGGTTTCATTTGTTACCGTTACCGCACCTTGTACTGCAGTTGTTTCTCCCTCTGATAAGTTAGGAATAAATTCAATAGTATCTATAACTGCTGATTCAATATTTCCTATAGAACCACCTCCAACAGTATACAGCGCTCTAATTTCAGAGTAGTTTGTTGGTATTACACCCGAAACACCGTCTCCAAAATTTATATAAACAAGATTGTTATCATCAATAAATAATGAATAAACTAAATCATTTGTTGAATAATCAATTATGTGCTCAACCTGTGTCCACTTAGAGAACAAATCCCCATCTTGAACATAAACCTCTACAGAACCATCAACTACAGGAGATTCTCCAAGAACAAATCTCATTGCTGGAGTTCCAGTAGATGTTCCAATTAACTCTCCATATGTAGTAGTTTCATCTGCAATTAAAGTAACTGACCTTCCTTCAGAGGCACTCACGGTATATTCTCCAGGAGTTTCTCCAACAAGTGCGTCAATGACAGCATCAGCAACGGTTGTAAAATAAACAGTTTCAACGGTGTCATCAATAATTACTTGACCACTTACAACAGTTCCAGTAGGTATGGTGACCTCATCTTCAGATGAATTAGTAAAAGTAATTCCTACCGTGGCATTTCTATAACCTGCAGGGGTATACCCATAGGTTAAAGCAATGTTTAATAAACTCTCTCGTTGAGTTGCAGTTCTAATAAAAGATTCATTAGCAACTCGATCAATGTAATACGATACTAAGTCGCCCATGTATGCAAAGGCTTCAACTAAAGCAACGCCAAAGTCTGCTGGATCAGAGGCATTCCACTCAGGAATACGGTCTTGTATTCTTGCAATTAACTCATCTCGAAGAGAGTAGTAATCTCTTCCTGTATAGTCGACTGAGATAGGTATATTTGATGGTGGCGCAACGGTCATAGCAACTCCTCATAGATTGGATTAGCACCTTGAGAAAATACCAACCCAATAAGAGTGCTAACAACCTCATCGTTTGGTAAACCATAAATAACCTCAACAGTTAAAGTACCTGTATTGGTATCACTTGTTACACTTGTTTGTTGAAGAGTTAATAGATCTAGTTGTTCAGCAAAGGCTTGTTCAACCGCTGCCTCAATCTCACTAGTTGCTACAGTTTCTGAATTAAATAAAGAGTAAGGAATTGTTGTTCCAAAACTTGGTCGCATCACTCTTTCTCGTAAAGTTGTTCCTAAAACAGACTTGACCCTATCGGACCAAATTTTAGATTGAGATTGAGTTGAAGCAACCCTCCCATAAGAATCTATGGAAAACGGAAGCGCAATTGCTTTTTGAGCCATTAGTCACCTCTCCATTTTCTAGGGGTTGTTATGTATCCTGAAGACCCCTGTGAAACTAAAACCGTACTAGAGTTTAACGTAGTTTTAGTTGGTTTATTTTTTAAGTTTCCTATAATATCATTTTGTATATTCCTATAAGGAATAGAACCAGCAGATGAAGGCCTAAAAGCACTGGGCTTGTTACTACCCACGCCATCTGTTCTGCACTCAAAATCTACCTCATAACCTCCAGAAATAAAAAGATAATGTGTTGCTTTCTTTATGACCCAAAAACCATCCCCACCACCTTGTGTTCCACTAATTTCAACAGTTCTCCAAGGAGCAATTCTTGGATCTCCTTGGGCTTTGCCCTTTCCTGGTATAGATAATCTTCCTAATTGAGAGGCTGCTTCTGACAAAGACCTAGCCATAGCATTGCTATTTACCACGATACTTGTTTTATTTTTAGAAAACAGTGGGTCCTTAGTGCTTGCTCGTACTGACTTTCCTAATTTATTTGGTGAAGTTATAGAAGAGTAAACTTTACCAGTTACAGGATCTACACCACGCACCGTATTCTCACTTCTGCTGTACTCTCCAGAAAGTTCAGGATAGTCTCCTACACGGGCTTCAAACTCATCTAAAGTGGCTGCTGCAAATTTATTAACTGGAGACACAAAAGAATTGTCGGAATATAAGACAGGTATTGTTGTCATAAATTGATTAATCATTTTATCAATTGGATGAAAGTGTAGTTCTGTGCCCGAGACTTGAATTCCATAACCAATTGTTTCTGCAAGTTCATTTAATTTTTCCCAATAAGATTTTCCAGATAAAGACTGTTGTGTAAAGATAGTTTTATGTGGAGTAACGTTTGGTTTTAGTTTTGCTTTTTTAGCAATCTCAATTGCTATTTGAGGAGCCGTTTTGTTAGTCCAAATTTTAAAATCAGTTTCTTTTAGAGGATAGGATGCTCCTACACATTGAATTTTTGTTTCTTGATAATCTTGATACTTAATTGGTAAGGACACGGTAGTGGCATAGCCCACGAAACTTCCAGAGACCTTATCGTTCTTCCAAGTAAACTGAATTGGAGTTCCAGTCTTTATTGCTTTAAGAATAAAAGGAGTTAGTAACGTATATGTTAATTCAAGAATATCGTGCTTACCCATCTCTTGATGAAGAATGACCTGATTAGGTTGAGCCTTAAGAGACGGAAAATCAGGATAAGAAACTTCGTAATAACTACTAAGTCTATGTTGAGTT